TTTTAGCGCTTGGATCAATAGTGATAAAATCACCAGACCATTTGATGTACTTTTTGCTAACCGTTAGAAAACTTGGACTATTTGGTTCGTTTACCATCACAAGAGGTTCTGTAAGTTTTTCAATTTTAATAACCTGATCTCCAATCGTAAACTGAGTCTCAGTTGCCGAATTCCCCATTATCGTTATTTTGGGGAACGCTAGAGACGTCCCTTGAACTCTAAGTACACCGTTTGATGTCAAAGTTTGTCTATCCATTGATTTAAAAAACTTTGTAGGATGACAAATAAAGGTAGCTTTCGTCGCATACACACCATCTCTCTCTTGTTTTACCTCAGTACATTTTACTCGGTAACACCAAAGACGTGTGGTTTTCATCCGTTCACTCTCAAGCCAAAACTGCTCCTTGATAAATAGACCCATAAATTGATGGAGTTGTTCTTCTGAGGGCTTAACAATGTATATCGTATATGATTTTTCAATCAAATCTCGGTGCCGATTTGTTTGCGAAAGAGCGCCACTCATTCCTTTATGTTCTAATAAACTCGTCTTACTCTCCGCTAGAATAACAGAAGGCGATTCGTGGACAATCACCTTAAAAGGAAAACTAGAAGTTCCAATTCCATCTATGACTAACTCGTTTCTTTTAATCATATAGTGGCTCCTCTCAATTGTTTTTGACGTGCTAATTCTTCTGCGATTCGACTTACTACTTCATTTGCTATTTTTTCAATATCTGCCTGTTCTCGGATAATATTTCCAGTAATCGATATGTTGATGTCTGGCATTCTTAAATCCATCGTTCTTGCAATACCTCTTCCGATTGCCCCAAGAGTAGATTCATTTAAAGGGAGTACCGCTTCGTTTCCTGCTTCTCCTCCTACCATTAGGGAATTCCCTATTGTTCCGAAGGCAGTTGGTTTTGTTAAAATTCCCCCTTTTGCATACCACTCAATTCCGATTCTAGGAATTTGTCCCTTTAACCAATCCAGAGGGTTTGCAGATCCTGACACACTAAAATGAGGTAAAGGAATGTGTGGCCACTGAAATCTGAAATTAAAGAGATTTTTGATAGCAGTTATAGCAGTTGAAACTGCATTTTTGGCAGTGTTGATTGCATTTGAAATCGTATTTTTTACTCCATTCCAAACATTGGACACTGTACTTGAGATTCCGTTTAAAATACCTGAAATAGTTGAACTGATACTATTCCAAATTGTACTGACAACGTTACTAATTGCTGATAAGAGATTACTAATTGTGTTCTTAATCCCATTCCAGGTGTTTGATATAAGTTGACTAATAGTACTTAGAACTAAGCTCACAATTGACTTGATGGATTCCCATACTGTTGAAATAACTGCCTTTATTGTTTCCCATGCACCAGACCAATCTCCTGTAATAATTTGCATTACTGCTTTAATAATGCCTAAGACAAGATTGATTGCCGTTTCAACTACTTGTTTTATGATTTCCCAAGATGTGCTGATGATTAGTTTTATGTTTTCCCATGCTGCCTGAATATAGGGTTCTAGAATTGACATAACGGTAGTTATGACTGTTGAGATTGCATTCCAAACTGTGGTTGCAGCAGCAAGAATTAAATCTTGATTCTCAGTCCACCATGAAGTTAGAGTCCCCCAAATGCTTAAAATAAATTCTGATATTTCTTGAATGATAGTAGATATAAAAGAATAAATAGCATTCCAAATATCCATTACTGCTGTTCTAAATCCCTCGTTATGTCCCCAAAGTTCTTTTATACCAACAATTAACAAAGCTAGAACAGCTATAATTCCTAATACTATAGCAATAACAGGTGCTACACTTGCTATTAAGCCACCAATTGTGACACCCATTGCTAAGGCAGCTGCCTGAAGTGCTAAAAATATAGGGAGTAATAATCCTAATCCAGTAATCAGGCTACCAACAATAATGATAAATTGTTTTACTGGCGTTGATAAACTAGAAAACCACTCTGCAACTGAACGTAACAAATCAGCTAAAATCTCTAGTATCGGTGCAAAAGTGACAGCTATAGCATCCCCAACTTCAGCTAATGCTAACTTAGCTTCATTTTGAGCAGTTGTAAATTTATCAATTGGATCTAGTGTCGCTTCATAAGTTGAGCCGACTGTTCCTGATGCTTTCTTTGCTGTTTCAGCTAAGTCATCAAAAGATAAAGCACCACGATTAATGGCATCCACCATTCGTGGAGCACCCTTAGTTCCAAATATATCTGAAGCGAGAGTTAACTTTTCAGTTTCGCTAGTTGAATTTTTAATTTTTTCGATGGTTTCAGATAAACCTTGCTGCAAAGTCTTTCCTGATGCCGCATACTTCACAGATGCTTTTGATAAGGATGATAAAGAGGCTGATGAATCCACACCAGCCTTTTCAAATTTCCCCATTAAAGCCACACCCTCATCAAATGAAAGCCCTAATGCCTTAATTTGTGGTGCTCCAGAAACAACCTTATCCATCAGATCTTGAACACCTACGCCAGTAGCTTGACTGGTAAAGGTGACAGTATCAAGAACACTAGACAAATCCGTTGCCTGTAAGCCGTATGCTTCTATAGCTTTCTTAGCTGAAATAGCTGATGAGGTAACATCACTCCCATTTATGGATGCGAATTGGATGAGATAACTTGAAGCTGATTTTAAACTATCACCGGTTAAACCAAATTGTGTGTTCAACTCTCCGACTGCACTACCAGCAGTATTAAAGTCTGTTGGAATTTCAGTAGCAAGGTTCTTTGCGATAGTTGTCATCTCTTCTAAAGCTTGGCCAGAAGCACCAGTTTTGGTGACAATGATATCCATCCCTTCATCAACTTCGTTAAAAGCTTCAAGCGACTGTTTCCCAAAATCAAACAATTTTTGTGATAATTCTGCTAAACGGTCACTGAATTCCATTAGGATATCTGCCTTTAAGAGATGATTGATTTCTGATAGATTATCCTTCGCACTTGTTGAACTAGTGCCCATCTCTTCCATCTCATTTTGAAGATGATTATAGGCCGTTTTGGTATCATTTAGAGTCTGTTCCAGTTTATTGGCTTCAATCGAATTTTCGCCATACTGAGATTTTGTTAGTTCTAGCTGTTTCTCTAAATTCTGAATCTGTTTTTCTAGTAAGGAGGAACTTTCATTTACTTTTTTCTGAGCTAAAGCTAGCTTTTCAGATTCACTAGCACTTGAAGAAAGTTCACTTTCTTGTAATTTAAATTGACTCGTTAATTTTTCACTCTCAGAAGCTAGACGAGCTTGTTCTTGTTTCAAGCTATCCCATTGACTTTTAGTAGTACCTATTCGATTTCCATTTTCCGATAAGGCTTGATTGACACCCTCTAGTTTGCTTTCATAACTTTTCAGTACTGTCTGAGTAGTTTCTACTTCCCTTTGAAAGGCTCGATATTGTTCCGCCCCGATATTACCTGACTTAAATTGAGCTTCAACTTGGGCTTGTGCCTGCCTTAAGGTAGCTAATTTTTCTTTAGTGGTTTCAACTTGTTTAGCAAGCACTTCTTGTTTTTGAGTAAGGAGTGTGACATTTCCTGTATCAAACTTAAGAGCCTTATCAATTTGTTTCAATTCTTTAGTTGATTCAGCTGCTTGTTTATTTACCCCTTTTAAGGCATTTTGCAAGGGTTGTGTGTCACCACCAATTTCTATTGTGATGCCTTTTATATTCCCAGCCATGTTCACATCTCCTTTCTATTAAAAATTATCAAAATCACTTTGATTCGCTTTTCTTGTATTGCTTGTTTCATTTGTCCGCAAGTTTACATAGTCAGTTTGATAATCAAGAGCCATCCCAATTGAAATATGTTTTAAGTCGTCTATGGATAAGCCGGTTTCCTTACAACAAAATAGATAGCTTTCTACCGTAAAGATTTCTTCACTTGCTGTTTCTGTTTGATCTGCTTTTTTCTTGTATTCATCCCTTGGTTAAGCATATTCATTAAGATAGTTGCCACTTCTTCAACCGGAAGCACCTCCATCTCTATAAAGAATTCTTTGAATG